GCTGCGGAAGGTTCATGGTCTCCATGTGTGCCTTCCACTCGCTCCACCCCGACCTGCCCGTGTTGGATGCGAGCAGCGCCTGATGCCTGTTCTTCAGTTTGCGCGGCGCCCCGGGGAGGCGGGACAGTCTGGACGCATCCTTGTTCTTGGGATCGATATCGAACTGCGCCATCTTGGAATACAGATAGGCAACGCGCTCGGCATACTCCTGTGCGTTCTTGGCATCCACCTTGACCCAAGCATGGACCGAGCGGTGACCCGAATGGATGATGACCGAACAGGGCAACTCGAGCGTGTTGACGATCGCCCACTGCTCTTCCATGGTGCCGCTATCAAACTCAATCAGGGCATGCCTGAAATCCTTTACATCCTCTGCCTTGCGGGACTCGCCCACGGGATTGATGCATACGTACGCGCCGACGTACGCATCCGGTAGCTCGACCCCGGCATGGAACTTATGCAGCCACTCCTCCCGGGTCATGATGGTTCCCTTACCGTTGGGTCGCTCGCCATCCTCATGCCCGACCGCGCCCACGATGCAGATCCGTTCCCCCTCCCTGAATGCGGTCAATAGGAACTTGCGGACGTCATCGGAGTTTTCCGAAGGTTTGGGGCAAGGCTCAATCTCGATCTTGAGCGGCTTGAATGGATTGATATAGCTATGCGGCGTGATTGGCTGGCGTGCGCCGCGCCTGAATGCCGACGTGATCGCCGCCCGGATCTCGCTCTCCTTCAGCCCGCTTGACTCGGCCGCCGGCGACAGCTTCGCCATCGCCTCGGCCTCGGTGCCGCCAGCGTCCCTGATTTGTTGTGCGGCGAGGAATAGCTCTTGGTTACGTTCGCCTTCCTGCGCCCCGTTACGGATGAATTGCTCTGTTCTGCTTGGTAGTTTCATTGGTGTTTCCTTTCTTTATTGGTTTCTCCGACATCATGTGTGAGTTCGTTTACATGTCATTTGAAAGCATGCCGGTGATTCAAGGGGTGAACACACCTTCAGGAGGACAACCCGTCGCAGGATCTCCCTGCGCACCACTCCGGCATTAAATTATCCATTCAACTCCACCGCCTTCTTGGCCGCATCGACGATGTCTTGGGCGGTGATATGACGCAGCGCGTTACACCAGTATTGCGTACCCTTGGTCTTGTTGGTCGCATCCTTGCACATCTGCTGCGGTAAGCCCGCATGTGGGCGGCACGGGCTATGCGGGCAGGTGTCAGGCCTGAACACCGACACATTGCGCGGGTAGTAGGTCATGCGATCATCAGGATGGTAACTGCCCCATAGGGACACACAAGGCGTGTCCAAGCCGGCAGCGACGTGGTTGATCGAACTGTCCGGCGCCACGACGAAATCCGCATTGCTCACGATCGGGAACAGCGAGCGGAACTGCTTGGTCGAATTGAAAAGGTCGATCACGCGAGGATGGTCTACCTTGAAGTTATTGCTATTGTCCAGCCCGATGATGACGGCCTTGTGGTTCGGGAAAGCCTCGAGCAATGCCAGCACGGCTTCCTGTCCTTGCTTGGGAGGGTAGGTGCGGGTCGGCCCGGAACTGCTGACATGGTAGGCGAAGAAGTCTCCCTTAATCGGCCACTTGCCCATCTCGATCAATTCCTTGTGGTCCGGCTCGATCAGGTACAGGTGCGGACGTTTATACTTTGGATCTACGTCGCCGGCATTCATCCAAGTGTAGAAGCGGTCATAACAGTTGCCCGGTCCTGTTCCAAGCTTGGTGTCGCCCACCTGCCCGCTGAACAGGTCGTCGGTCGGGACGTGCGCGTCATACGAATCCCACGCTTCGAGCGTTGCCGGCAGGGGAAGAAGTCTGGCGCCTAGTCCTGCATATAGTGTCAGGTTGCGTGCGGGTGCGTATACATCCACCACCCCTCCCGATTCCTGTACCAGATAATGCACGATCGCGGTGGTGATGATCGCGTCACCGATCGCCCCGGCACGGTACACGGCGGTTGCCCCTCCGGTCGAACGGCCCGGGTAGTAAGGCTTGATCTTATGCGGACACGGCACCGACGTCTTGAATAGCTCGCCCGTCAGTTCGTCGGGAAGCATGTACGTTGTGCGCGGCCAAAGGTTATTGTCATCGATGCGATGAACACCGGGTGTTTCGTTCTTCCATAATTTCATGGTTTGATATCCTCCCTAAACGTATTTAGCCCGCCAGTTGTTTTTCTGGGCATACTGGACCGAGCGCCTGTCGCACTTCCAAGCACGGGCAATCGCACTGATGCTCATGCCCATGAGGTGCTGCTGCTGCCATACGGCGTAGCGACGGGCTACGGTTTCTGGAAGCTTGTTGCCCTTGACCGATCTGTCCACCTTGAGGTCGTCGGGTATGACCGGCTCTTCCGGCTTGCCTGTTACCGCAAGCATGATGTCCTCAAGGCGTTTTCTTGTGACGAATAATTCCTGCTTGATGGCGACCAGCGTCGCCTCCATCAAGGTTAGCCTCTCAGCTAGAACCTGTTCGCTTTCTTTCGTGTTCATCTCTTTGGATTTCCCTTGCTATTAAGAGCGACGCATCAACCTGTGCGATGATCGCCCTTAGTTTGTTTATCATCAGGTGGTCTGCCTCATCCCTGCGCTTCACAAGTTTGCGCCGGGATGAGGACAGCATGTCCACCAACCAATCGATCTTCTGACTCAAGACGTGCGGATGCGAAAGGTTTTCGGATACCGCCGGCTCGGCTTACTCTTCCCTGCGGCGGATAGCGCGATTGCCAACACCTGACTACGGGATCGCGGCTTGCCGCCGGCACCCCGGGCGCTGCCCTTCTTGCGGTTGTCCGCCATCAGTTCCTTGATGTTCTTACCTACGTTCTTACCTAGTGGCATGGTCTACCTCCTTATGCTGTTTCTTCCCCCACGACCCCGTCGAACGCCTGTTCTTCGGCGTGGAAGGTTTTCGTTTGTACCCTAAGCCATGTGGGTTTGGCAAGGTAATTCTTTCCGGTGAAAGACGTCTCCTTGAACATGACGTTGTTCCCCGGGACGCAAGTGATTCGGCCGTTGGCAAGTTCGATGAAGTGATGCGATTTTGTTTGGCTAGGCTCCATGCTATAAGCGTCACCGTAAGGCTCGGCCGTGAACATGTACGATCCCTGCATCCAAGCCTGCCGTGACGCCAACCACACCTGACAGTCCAGTTCGCGCAGGTAGTCATACTCGATCGTGGTAAAGTTCCAGCCGAAACAATCCCAGCGCTGCGCGTCGCCCAAGGTCCACGGCTCTTCCGTTCCGCCCGGGAATGCGAGCGCATGCAGGGGCAATCCACGGTACAGGGCGCCGCACTTGAGCATGACGGTACATCCCCAAGCCCGGTGCGGCACCGAGTACAGCCCGAACCAGACCGCATCCTCCCAGCCATGCTCCTTGCCCTGCGAGCAGAACTTGCGATCCACCATGACGTACTGATGGCGCGGTAGGTTTGCGGCGAAGGTCATCCGTCATAACATCCACACGGTACAGAGTCCGGCAGATCCTCAAATAACTTCATTTGGTTTGCATCCGACCTAATCAGATCCTCCCACTTCCAATTCCTTCCAAGACCAACCACAGTTTTTGTAATAGCGTTTTGCTCCATCTTAATGGCTCGCTCGGCCAGATCGGGATGATTCTTCGCCAGATCCAATACCTCATGCTTTTTCATGGCCGGACAAAAGAAACATGATGATTTTGCTGGCTTAAATCCAGCTTGTGCCACAACCTCAACACACTTTTTTCTTCCCCAACCCCATCGTACGAGCGGGTATTCATAAATGTACTTCTTATCTTCTGGAATTTTACCACGGTGATGTTCGCCTGCGTCATAGCCGATTAGTTTTAGGCATTTTCCACCAGCCTTCCAGCACTCTTTTGCTGGTTCCCAATTGTTAACAAACTTATCCTGCGGCTGTATCTTATACTTCTGCGAGCATCCCTTGAATCCATAGGCAAGACTTGGAAGCATATTCTCCCTTATGCAATTCTCTTCCAATGTCTCCTTGGCGTATTTCACTGTAATTACTTCAGGCATTCCATTTTTAACCAGCCAATCAGAAAAGATTTTAACAAATTCATATGTCTGCGGAAGCTCCCCACCAGTGTCGGCAAACAATATTAAATCTGGATATACGCCTCTTTTTTTCATTTCGATCAACATGGCCGCCGAGTTTGTTCCGCCACCAAAAGATACAATGCATGGAGTATTCACTTGCGGTCCATCCACATTGCCAATAGCGCAACGCCAATGGCGAACATAAGCATTTCGTTTGGTCCTATATCAATCATGCAGTTTTAACTCCGATAGGGGTTTGAGATTGGCGTGCGGCACAAAGAAGCATGGCGGGTGCTGGCTGAACCTGTACTCATCCTTCTTGCCATCCTCGGCGTGAATCCATCCATGAATCGTATAGTCCGGGCAGCGGCCGGATACTGACACCACGATCCCGGGGTCGTCCGGTCGGATCTTGAGATCCTCCCGGCTCGACCACCTTACCTCTAGGTTCGTGTTCTCGATGTCAGGCACATGAAACGTATTGACCCCGAATCCCCAATAGATCCCCAGCGTCTTGGCAACCGCAAGCTCGGCGTGCGCGGCCTCGATATGGTATCCCCATAGCTCGCCCACCACCTTCTCGGGGAAGCGTGGGTTACGGCGCATATGGCTCGCTTCCGCATTCCTGCGCATGCCAACGTATCCTGCGACCAGAATCTCGTTGGCGTTGAGCGTGACGTTTATCTCCATGCCGGCCCCGTGATCCATGCGACCAACGCCCAGCGCGTGCCGAGCAGTGGTGCCTTGGCCTTGTGCTTAATCCAAGACGGTAAGAAGTTTGCCGACCCCTGATGCGTTGACTTCTCAGCCCCATGCCAATCCGCCTCGACGCATAGCCCGCCGCCGACATAATCCTCCGGCCGGGACAGGTTCACGACGCATGTCATCTTGCGGTCGCTGCCGTCGTAGGTATCAAAATGCCACTTAAACTTCTGGAGCGGCCTGTACCTAAGCACCTGCAACTGCTGCATGTCCGATATATCGAACCTGTAGTGTTCCTTGTTAACATCGGATACAACCGCTGCTAGATAATTGTAGACCCACTGGAAGTGCGGCGACTTGGGCAACCAGCATGACGCGCAGGTGCGGGTGCGGCTTGTCACCCGGCTACCGTCCTTTGCAAGCACGGGCGCCCGGGTCATGCCGATGATCTCGGCGTCGCGGATAATCATCTCGCACTGCGAGCGGGTGAATACCTCTGGGACCGTTACGGCCGTCAGGATCTTTTGCTTAAACGTTTTTTCTGTTTGCATTTGTTCTTCCTTTCAACGTACTCAGTCAGAAGCTGCTTGAGTGCAATGCCGGCGAGTTCATCACGGTTATACTTAATCATGTTAAAACCGAATGCTGCCAGCTTATCTGCGGTAACTTCATCAATGTCGAATTTCATTTCGACCATCTTGACCTCACGCTCGCCTAGAAACTTTATCTGTCCCAGTTTGTCCATTGTCTACGCTCCTCTCTGATCCTGTCGAATAGCCAAAACAGAAACGCCACGGCAGCCAAGACAAGCGATAGCGCAACTGAAAACGCAATAATCAGCGCTGCAATGTTTACAGTCATCTCGAGTATGGTTTTAATTAGTTCCATGATTCTTCTTTATTACACGATTGAGGGTTGCTTGGTCAATATCTATCCCGGCCACCTTGCACCAGAACAGGATCACGCCATTGGAAAAATCGTCCACAAGCTTCCTGACAGACTCAACTCGGCGGTAGCAGTTGCAGTCCCTGACGTTCTTGCTTCTTGCTCCTGTCGGTTGTATCCCATTCAGGATACCTCGTCTCTGTAGCATCCTTATGTCGTCGATTGCGCGGATGACTATCTCCCCGGCAAGCTGCTGGATTCTTGCGTCGTAATCCCCGGATGTTAATTGCGTCGAGACCATTTCTTTTTGTTCTTTCCTGAGCGGTCCTGACACCAGACCGCATACATGTTCCATAATTCTGCCGCATCCCTAGCGGCATCCTTTGTGTCAAACTCATCCTCGATCGATGGCAATCCGTTTGGCGGTACAGCGCCCCATAGTCTCGGACCTATCGGTTTGCCCATCAGGGTCTCAAGCTTGTACTTCCCGTTGGCCTGAACCACGCGTACCGGGGTCATCGGATCTCTTCTTCAAGCTTCTTAATGTCCGCCTCGATCTGAGTCCTAAGCTTGCTCATGTCGTTCGACTGTCCGGCATAGTGAATCATGTATGCATCATGGTAACGGTTGAGACCGAAGTGCTGCTCCACGCTGGTCATGCAATTGTAGACCGGGTCAAGTTCCTGAAGGTCCAGATCACATAGGTGCGCCATGATGTTCATCCATGTCTGCTCGGCAAAGTGATTGGGGAACAATCCGATGGGCGGCTGGGCGAAGATTCCGGCCACTTCTTTTGTCGCAACAAATACACCAGTGTTGACATAGAATCGCTGGTCAATCTTGTAGCCAAAAGCTTTCGCTAGTGCAGCCATCCCCGGCTTGCGGTCAAGGTAGGCACCCTCGTCAAAGGCGCAGAACTTCTCGACATCCTTGGAGATGTCAGGGCAGTCCAGAGCGACCAGCACATCAGCGTCAAGGAAGGTTACGACATCGTAGCCCTTGGTCGTCATCAGGTGCGGGATGATAAGCTTGCTGTACTGGACAGGGTGCGCCAGCGGCTTCTCGATGGAGATAAAGTCCTGCTCGTG